GCTGTTCGAGTACCAGATGCTCAACAACACGAAGGGTGGCGACCTGGTGCTCGACTCTTTCGGCGGCTCAGGCACCACCCTGATCGCAGCCGAGAAAAACGGCCGCACTGCCTTGCTTATGGAACTGGACCCACGCTACTGCGACGTCATCGTCAAGCGCTGGCAGGAGTTCACCGGCAAGCAGGCCGTGCACGCAGAAACTGGAGCGCCTTTCGCGGAGGTTAAAGATGGCAACAAAGAAGCCAAAAACTGAAAAATCGGTAACAAAAAAGGCCGGGACGAACGGTGGTGCTCGGGAAGGGGCTGGCAGACCAGCTTTCGAGCCGACCGACCACGAGCGCAAGCAGGTCGAAGCCATGTCCGGCTATGGCGTGCCCATCGAGCAGATCGCTGTGCTGGTGCGCGATGGCATCGACGCAGACACCCTGCGCAAGCACTTTGCCCAGGAGTTGATCTCCGGCAAGGCTAAGGCCAACTCCGGTGTCGGGCGCACGCTTTTCCAAAAGGCCATGGGTGGCGACACCTCGGCCATGATCTGGTGGACAAAGACCCAGATGCGATGGGCAGAAACGCACCGCCTGGAGCACACCTCGCCGGATGGCAGCATGACCCCGAAGCCAGCCTTGGACGTGAGCAAGCTGTCGGACGCTGCTTTGGCTGAGATCTTGGCGGCCAAGCATGCAACTGACTGATGCCGACCTGATTGCCATCGAGCGTGAGTACTGCACTCGTTCCCTTGGCAATTTTGCAAAACGGGCATGGCATGTGCTGGAGCCCGCGTCTGAGCTGAAATGGGGCTGGTCGCTAGATGCCATCTGTGAGCATCTGGAAGCGGTATCGAGCGGCGAGATCAAACGGCTGCTCATGAATGTGCCACCGGGCTGCATGAAGTCGCTACTCACTGGCGTACTGTGGCCGGCCTGGGAATGGGGGCCAAAGGGAATGCAGTCGATGCGCTACCTCGGAACTGCCCACAAGCAGGACTTGGCAGTCAGGGATAACACCAAATGCCGCCGCCTGATTCAGTCCGATTGGTTTCAACGGCTCTGGCCCATCGAGTTGACAGGCGACCAGAACGCTAAGACGAAGTTCGAGAACGATTACACCGGCTTCCGGGAAGCGATGGCCTTCACGTCCATGACGGGTTCGCGGGGTGACCGCGTCATCCTGGACGATCCGTTGTCAGTTGATCATGCGAACAGTGAGGCGGACTTGCGTGCGGCGGAACTCACCTTCACGGAAGCACTTCCGACCCGCGTGAATAACGATGAGTCCGCCATTGTGGTCATCATGCAGCGTCTGCACGAAAAGGACACCAGCGGCATCATTATGAAGCGTGAGCTCGGCTATGTGCATCTCTGCCTGCCTATGCGCTTCGAAGCGGAACGGCGCTGCGCCACCCGAATCGGTTTCGTTGATCCGCGTACCCAAGACGGTGAACTATTGTTCCCGGAACGCTTCCCTGAAACGACCGTTGTGGATCTGGAGAAGACGCTGGGCAGCTACGCCGCAGCAGGCCAGCTTCAGCAGCGCCCGGCACCACGTGAGGGCGGTATGTTTAAGCGAGACTGGTTCCCCGTTGTGCGGGCCATACCTGCTGGCACGCGCTTTGTGCGAGGGTGGGACTTGGCTGCAACCGAGGGGGCGGGTGACTGGACTGTGGGCGTCAAGATTGGGCGTCAAAAGAACGGGCGCTTCCTTATTGCCAACGTCGTGCGAGACCGCAAGTCGTCCGCGGGTGTTGAGCGCCTGCTGGTCAATACCGCAAGCCAGGACGGGTACGACTGCAAGATCTCGATTCCGCAAGACCCAGGACAGGCAGGTAAGGCCCAGACGTCATACTTGATTCAGCAGTTGGCGGGATATACTGTGACGGCGAGCACGGAAAGCGGCGATAAGGTTACACGCGCTGGCCCGCTGGCTGCACAAGCGGAAGCGGGGAACGTCGATATATTGGAAGGCGACTGGAACGACGCCTTCTTTGAAGAAATCACCATCTTCCCGAACGGGACGAAAGACCAGACAGACGCGGCATCGCGTGCATTCAACGAGCTGGTGATGGGCTGCAAGTTTGATCTGGAGGCTATGCTATGAGCGAACAATCCACAACTGAACAGACGCGGGACGACGGCCCGTATGAGAACGTCTTCCTTAACGTCGGCACCAAGGGCGACCGCAGTGCCTACACGCGAGCGGTGACGCCCCGCCTGCTGCAATACACCGAGCTCGAAGGCTTGTACGAGGGTGACGGCTTTGCACGCCGCATTATCGATCTGCCTGCCGAGGAAATGGTGCGAGCAGGTTACGACATCGAAGGCGTGGATGACGATAGCGACGTTCGTGCGGAGCTGGAAGGTGTGCAAGCCCTGGAAAAGCTGTGCGACGCGATGCGCTGGGCCAGCTTGTATGGCGGCTCCATTGTGGTCATGCTGATCAACGATGGTGGCGTGCTGGAAGACCCGCTCAACGTCGAGAATTCCAAGTCCCTCGAGCAGTTGCGCGTTTATGACCGTTGGCAGGTGACGCATTATCGGAAGTACCTTGACCCGAACGACATGCGCTTCGGCAAGACTGAGCTTTACATGGTGTCGCCCATCGAGGGGACGCCTTACGTCGTCCATGAGTCGCGCTGCCTTGTGTTTGACGGTGTTCCGGTGCCTGACCGCATCCGCGAACGGAATGATGGATGGGGCGCCAGCAAGCTGCAACAGTGCTATGACCAGCTGACCCGCTTTGGAATGGGTCACTACTGGGCAAACCAGTTGCTCGAGCGTGCGCAACAAGCCATCCACGGCATTCCGGAGCTCACGAACCTGCTGCGCAGCCCGGGCGGTGTGGATCTGGTGAAGAAGCGTGTGGATCTGGTCGATATGACCCGTTCGATCAACAACACGATTGTCATTGACTCTGCCGAGAGCTATGACCTCAAAAGCACTCCGCTGTCGGGCGTTGCCGACATTATGGATCGCCTGGGGCTCGCTTTGAGTGCGGTGACGGGCATACCCGAATCCCTGCTCTTTGGCCGGCAGCAGGGAGGCCTTAACAGCACGGGCAAAGCGGATCTGGAAAACTGGTACGCGAAGATCGGTCAGGACCAAAACAACATCCTTCTGCCTGCGCTCGACAAGCTGGTGACGGTGCAGCTCTACGTGATGGGCAAATACCGCGAGGACTATCTCATCAAGTTCAACCCGCTGTCCGTACCGTCGCGCAAGGATGTGGCGGAGACCGATTACAAGCGGGCACAGACCTTCGAGATTCTGAACAACATTGGGGCGCTGGATGCGAGCGAGATTCGCAAGATGCTTCCGGACGAGGGTTACGACATCGAGAACGTCGATATCATGCCTGAGACGGAACCTGAAGAACCCGAAGTGACCACACCTCCGCAGGGCGCCGGCAATGGCCAAGAAAACAACCTTCAACAATCCTGACAGCCAGGAGCGTGAATACGTCCGTCTGCTGCTGCGCTACTCCAGGCAGTTGCAAGCGGACGTGAATCGCGTCCTGCTGCCCAGGCTCGACGACATTGTCGTTCAGTTCAAGGTGGAGTCGCGTGCTGACTCCTGGATTGACACGCTTGATTCCCTGCTGGCGGAGCTTGCCCGACTGGCATTCGACGCGATGGGCAGTGTGGTCACTAGACTGCCCGGTCAGTTCAACGCGGTCAGCAAGTTCAACGAGGGCCAGTTCAAGCTGGTTGTGAAGGCGAACACCGGACTCACTCTGCCTCCCGTTATGCCGGGCGCACCAGCGTCGTCGCTGCTCGGTGTGAATGTGTTCCGCAGCGAACCGTTCTTAAAACCGCTTGCGGAGGGGTGGATCAGCGAGAACACGTCTCTCATCAAATCCTTGCCTACCCGCTTGCATCCCGAGATCGAGGGCATTGTTCGTCGCGGGGTAATGAACTGGCAGTCGGTCAAAGACATCAAAGACCAGATCAAAGCTCGCTACGGCGTCACCGACTACCGCGCCAAGCTGATTGCACAAGACCAGACTTTGAAGTTGAATGCTGATCTTACGCGCTACCGCCTGCAGAGCGTGGGCGTTGAGAGGTATGTGTGGCGTAGCGTGCAGGACAGCAGGGTGAGGCCTGAGCACGCCGCCCGCAACGGCAACGAGTATTCCTGGAAGGAAGGCGCAGGCGGTGTGCACCCAGGCCAGGAGGTGCGTTGCCGGTGTCGCGCCGAGGCGGTATGGGACGAGGAAGATTGATGAATCAATGCCTTTACTTTATGAATCGACCCCGCATATACTCCTGACCATGGAAGCGATCCGATACGACCGTACTGAAATCAAAGCTACTCGCACTGACGAGGGGTATTTGATTGACACGCCGATCGTTGGCCGCGTAGGCATTCAGCTCTACAAGAATGCAGACGGCACGATCCGCCGCGAGCTGCGACCTCCGGAGGAAGTGTTCAACACCGACTCCCTGAAGAGCTTTGCAGGCAAACCAATCACCGACGAGCATCCTAGCGAACCCGTCACAGCGAAGAACGCGAAGCGCCTGTCGGTGGGCACCATGCAGGGCGAAGGGCGCCAGGACGGCGAGAATGTGGTCGCCCCGATCATCATTCACGACGGTGAGATGATTGACAAGATTCTCAATGGTGGCAAGCGTGAGCTGTCGCTCGGTTACAAGGTCGATCTTGAAGAGACGCCTGGTGTGTGGAACGGCCAGGAATATGATGCGATCCAGCGTAACATCCGGGTCAATCATCTTGCAATCGTTCCGCGAGGTCGTGCAGGTAATGCCCGCCTCAATCTGGATCGGCGTGATGCCGTTTCTTTCAACCCTGAAGAGGAAATTAGTATGCCCACTGATAATCTTGGCCGTATTCGGCTGGATAGTGGCCTTGAATATCAGGCCGCTCCCGAGGTCGTTGTCGCATTCGAAAAAATGCGCTCCGACAATGCCGAACTGACCGGCAAACTGCAAGAAGCTGGCGTCAAAGCCCAGGCCCTGGAAGGTGAGCGTGACACGCTGAAAGCGCGTGTTGATGCTTT